CGGCGGCATTCCAGCGGGCGCAGACCGACGAGCGATGCGTGGCGGACATGTTCAAAAACGAAGGCTTTCACGTCAAGGCGGCCAAGACCAACGTCATCTCGGCACGGCTGGCAGCCGTTGAGCAGTATCTGACACGCATCGTGGACGGCAAGGCGGCGATGCTGTTCAACCCCGAGGGGGCAGGGCCGCTCATCCAAGCCATGCGGGGCAAGTACCGCTACCGGGTGTCCACCAAGGGCGAAGTGGACGACAAGCCGGAGAAAAGCCACCCGTGGTCGGACGTGGCGGACGCGCTGCAATACCTTTGCTTACACGCCGACAACGGCGCGATCTTCGGTCGCACTACAAACAATAGACGGGAAATCAAGAAAGTGCGTTACCATTACGCCTGATCTGTTAGCATCTAAGGGATACCATGCTTGGACTACCCGCCCCCAACCAGAGCGCAGTGCAGCCGGTTGCACCGGCTCCCACCATGTCCATCGGCGGCTTCATGCCCGTGGCGAGCGCCGCACAGTTGGAGGCGGAGGACAAGAAGGCCGCTGCCATCGGCCAGCAGCAGGCTCCCATTCAGGGGCTCGCGCAGCACGTGCGCGGGGTGTGGCAGGTAGCGCGCACCTCCAAGGAACAGACGGTCGAGCCGAGACTCCTTGCTAACCTGCGGGTGCGTCGGGGCGAGTACGACCCCAATGAACTTGAGGAAATCCGCAAGCAGGGCGGCTCCGAGATTTACATGATGATCGGCTCGACCAAGTGTCGGGCGGCGGCGTCTTGGCTGCGCGACGTCATGGTGGCGGTGCGGGACGAAAAGCCGTGGACGCTCATGCCCACGCCGATCCCCAACATGTCGCCGCAGATCATCGAGGAGGTCAAAGCCAAGGCCACCCAGATGCTGGCGCAGTACATGATGGCCACGGGGCAAATGCCCGACGAGGCGACGCTGCGGCAGATTCTCACCCAGATGCGCGACGAGTTCATCGTCCAGCTCCGCGACGAGGCGGTCAAGAAGTCCGAGCGCATGGAGGAGAAGATGGAGGACCAGCTCCTAGAGGGCGGGTTCCTGAAGGCGCTCAACGAGTTCATCGACGACATCACCACCTTCCCCACCGCGTTCATCAAGGGGCCGGTGATCCGCCGCAAGCCGCGCCTGAAGTGGGAGCAAGACCCGCTGACCGGCGAGTACAAGCCGAACTTCTCGGATGACCTCGTGGTGGAGTGGGAGCGGGTGAGCCCGTTCGACATGTACCCGCATCCGGCGATGACGGACATCAACGACTCCATGCCGCTGATCCAGCGGCACCGGCTGACACGCAGCCAGCTCAACGAGCTCATCGGGGTCGAGGGCTACGACGACGCCGCCATCCGGGCGGTGATCGACGAGTACGGCAAGGGCGGCCTGCGCGAATGGCTGATGGTGGACACCTCGCGGGCGCAAGCCGAGGGTCGCAATACCGTCTACGCCATGACCAACAACGAGGGCACCATCGATGCGCTTCAGTTCTTCGGCCCGGTGCCGGGGTCGATGCTGCTCGACTGGGGCATGACTGAGCAGCAGGTGCCGGAGAAGTCCAAGGAGTACCACTGCGAGGTCTGGCTGATCGGCCACTGGGTCATCAAGGCCGTGCTGAACTTCGATCCGCTGGGTCGCAAGCCGTACTACGCCTCGTCCTACGAGCGCGTGCCCGGGGTGTTCTGGGGCAACAGCGTGGTGGACCTGTGCAAGGACAGCCAGAAGATGTGCAACGCCGCTGCGCGGGCACTCGCCAACAACATGGGCATCGCCAGCGGCCCGCAGAGCTACATCAACGTGGACCGTCTCCCCGCCGGGGAGGAAATCACCGAGATGTACCCGTGGAAAATCTGGCAGGTCACGTCCGATCCGATGGGCTCCGGTGGCGATCCGATCAAGTTCTTCCAGCCCAACATGTACGCGCAAGAGCTGATGGCGATCTTCCAGCAGTTCAGCGTGCGCGCCGACGAGGACACGGGCATTCCGCGCTACATGACGGGCGAGTCGCCCTCGGGCGGGGCGGGTCGGACAGCGTCCGGCCTGTCCATGCTGCTGGGCAATGCCTCGAAAACCATCAAACACGTGGTCTCCAACGTCGATCTGGACATCGTCAAGCCGGTTCTGGAGCGACTTTTCGACCACAACATGATGTTCGCCGACGACCCCGAGCTCAAGGGAGACGTCCAGATTGTGGCGCGTGGCGCTACAAGCATCATGCTCAAGGAATCGGCGCAGGTTCGCCGCAACGAGTTCCTCGCAACGGTCGCTCAGAACCCGGTTTTGAGCCAGATCGTGGGCATGGAGGGCATCGCAACCCTGTTGCGCGAGTCCGCCAAGACGCTGGACATGCCAAATGTGGACAAGATCGTGCCAAATCTTGACAAAGTGAAGCTCATGCAGATGCTTCAGGCCAATTTGCAGGCGGCACAAGCCCAGAGTCAGGGTCAGGAGGCCGAAAAATCGGCTTCTCGGCCCAACAACAGTGGTCAGGAACTCACTAACGGAGCTCCGGTCACTGATAACTTCAGCCCACAACCCCAGTAAGGAGCTTCTGATGAAGAAAATGGTCAAGCCGCCCATGCCGATGGGCAAAAAGATGGGCAAAGCCCCCGGCTACAAGGCGGGCGGAGCCGTGTTCAAGCCCTGCGCAGGCTGCAAGAACCCCAAAGGGTGCGCTGCCGCCGGTAAGTGCATGGCCAAAGGCAAATAATTGTTGACAACACCACACTGTTAGCATATACAATCCGAACATGCTGACAAAGCCGACCGACAAGGAGCTTCTGGCCCTTGCAAGACTCTCAAGGTCGGATGATGGCAAGATTTTGATGGAGTACATGGCGCGAGCCAAACAGGAAGTAGTGGACAAACTCGTGACGGTAGACGCCGACTCGATGATCCGCCGCCTGCAAGGACGCGCCGAGGCTCTAAACGATTTGGCTGAGGCGTTGGAGACCGCTCCCGACCTCGTTTTGAAACTTGAACACCGAGCTCGCAGCCGGTAAGGAAAACCATGGGACTTCCCGCACAAATTCAGCAACAGCTCGACGCTGCTGAAGCAATCCAGAAACAGTTGGCCCAGCCCCCCGAGGCTGAGGCGGAAACGAAGGACACCGAGCCCGCTGAAGAAGCGAAAGAAACCCCGTCTGTCGAAGTTGCGACTGAGCCTGCCCCGGCGGTAGAGCCCAAGAACGACGAATACGGCCTGTTGGAGCAGCGATATCGCTCGCTGCAAGGCATGTGGCAAAGCGCCAATGCCCGCTTGCAGAAGGCTGAAGCTCAGAACTCTGAGCTCGCCGAGAAACTGCAAGAAGCCATCGACAAGCTGGAAAAAGTCGCTCAGGCCAAACCCGCAGAGCCTAAGCCGTCGTCGCTGGTGACAGACAAAGACGCTGAAGCATTCGGCACTGATTTGATTGATCTGGCCCGCAGGGTCGCCAAAGAACAATTTGGCGAGCGCGAACAGCAACTGCTGGGCGAGATTTCGGCACTGAAGCAACACCTCGCGGCGCAGGACCAGAAACTCGGGTCCGTAGCGCAATCTCAGGTGGTGTCCGCTCAGGACCGCTTCTACGGCGCGCTGGACTCCGGTCTGCCGCAGTGGGAGTCGATCCAAGGCACCCCCGAGGCGCAGCAGTGGCTCCAGACCCGTGTTCCGGGCACCCGGACGACGTGGAATGACGCTCTGCTTGCTGCCGCGCAGGAGTTCGATGCGCCTCGTGCACTTGAAGTGTTCGAGACCTTCCTCGCGCTGCACCCGCAGCTCGATGCGCGCAAGAAACAGGTTGCTCCGGACCAATCGAAGAAGGCTGAGCTCCAGCGACAGGTAGCGCCGTCCAAATCGGCGTCTGCTCCTGCGGCTTCTACGGGCAAGAAGACCTACTCGGCGGCGGAATACTCCTCCGAGATGGATCGAGTGGTTCGTATGAACAAGGCACGGCAGTACGACGACGCGACGGCACTTGAGCGAGAACTCGATGCCGCGTTGAGTGAGGGGCGAGTGACCCCCTGATGCGCGGCTCCTAAGCTAAGGAGCTTTTGTCATGGCAACCGTAACCGCAGGTGCACTGTATCCCGTTTCGAGCAGCGGCACCTTCCCCAACGCTAACTTCACGACCAACCCGGCGTACTCCGGTACGTTCATTCCGACCGTCTGGTCTGGCAAGCTGAACGCCAAGTTCTACTCTGCCACCACCTTCGGTGACATCGCCAACACCAACTGGCAAGGCGACATCGGCAACATGGGTGACAAGGTCATCATCAACAACATCCCGACGCTGAACGTCTCGGATTACACCGCCGGTACGGCCCTGACCTATCAGGTGCCCACCCCGGATACCATTGAGCTGTCCATCGACAAGGGCAAGTACTTCGCTTTCCAAGTGAATGACGTGCTTGAGTATCAGGCCAAGCCGAACCTGATGGAGATGTTCTCCACCGATGCAGGCAACCAGCTCAAGATCAAGGTGGATACCGACTGCTGGCTGGGCGTGTTCAATCAGGCCGCTGCCGCCAACGTGGGTGCTACCGCTGGTGCTCTGTCTGGTGCCTACAACATGGGTACCGACGCTGCTCCGGTGTCGCTGACCTCGGGCAACATTCTGTCCTTCATCACCTCGATGGCCACCATCCTCGATGAGCAGAACATCCCCGAGACCGACCGCTGGCTGGTGATTACCCCCGCCGAGCGTCAACTGCTGATGAACAGCAACCTCGCACAAGCCCAGTTCATGGGCGACAGCGAGTCGGCGCTGCGCAATGGCCGTATCGGTCGCATCGACCGCTTCACCGTGTACCTGAGCAACCTGCTGCCGCGTGCTGCACTTGACCAGAACTACACCGGCGGTGCGGACGCTGGCAAGCCGAAGCGTCACACGATCCTTGCTGGTCACAAGTCGGCGTTCACCTTCGCGTCGCAGATCAACAAGGTCGAGACGGTCCGTAACCCCAACGACTTCGGTGACTTCATCCGTGGTCTGATGGTGTACGGTCGCAAGGCTGTCAAGACCGAGGCGTTCACCACCGGCATCATCGCCGGTTGATAGGGCGGGGCGGGGTAACACCCGCCCCATCTGATCTTTTAAGGAGAACGCAATGGCTTTGAGCAGCTTTAGCACCGCGTATCGCGGCGTTTGGTCGGGCACGGACGACGCTGTCGTCGTCAGCGGTATCACTGTTGCCGCTGGTAACAACAGCCAAGCTCTGGCTGTCGCCCTGACCGGCGAAGTCAACCTGATCGGCACTTCCTCTGCCACCGCTTCTACCGGCGTGCGTCTGCCCGCTGGTACGAAGGCCGGTGACATGGTGGTCGTGCACAACGGCGGCGCTAACACCACTCTGGTGTACCCGGCGACCGGCGGCAAGATCGACGCGCTGAGTACGGATGCTGGCTTCAGCATGACTACCGGCAAGAAGGCCGTGTTTGTCGCCACAAGCGACAAAAACTGGGTCGCCATTCTTAGCGCGTAACCTGAAACACCCGGATAGAATCCGGGTGTTTCTTCATCTGGGGCCGCTATGGGAACCGTAACCGCCAAGACCATCATCGACCGGGCGACTGTCTTGTTGCAGGACGTGACCAACGTGCGTTGGCCGCGTGCCGAGCTTCTCGATTGGACTAACGAGGCGCAACAGTACATCGTTACCGTCAAGCCGGGTGCTAACGCGAAGGTAACCAACGTCACCCTGCCTGCGGGCTCCTATCAGACGCTGCCGTCTGATGGCGCGTCTTTGCTTGACGTGCCGCGCAACACCACCGGGCGCGCAGTGCGCCTGATCACGCGAGAGATTCTCGACGCGCAGTTGCCGACGTGGCATGCCGCCACGCAGAGCAATACCGTGACGCATTACGTGTACGACTCGAACGTACCGACGTCGTTCTACGTCTACCCGCCGAGCAACGGCGCGGCTTCGGTGCAGGTCATGTACGCGGCGACGCCGGCCGTGATGGTCACCGAGAACGACACGATTTCGCTCAACGACTTCTACGCACCCGCGATGGTCAACTATGTCGTGTTCCGCGCCTACAGCAAGGACACCGACTACACCTCCAACGCTAACGCAGCGGCGTCGTACTACCAGATTTTCAAGGACTCGCTGGCGGGCAAGCAGGCGTTCGAGCAGGCCACTGACCCCAACACCGCGCTTGCGCCGATGAACCCTAACGTCGCGGCGAGCACCAAATGAGTCTCCAGTCGTTCGATACGCTGATGCAAGACGTCGTGATGTACGCTCCGAGTTGCCCGGAGTTCACGGCGCTGCACTGCATTCGGGCCGCCACCATCGACTTCTGCAACGAGACCCTGTGGTGGCGCTACGAAGGCGACCCCATCCCGGTGGAAGCCGACGAGCAGGTGTACACGCTCGAAGTGCCTAACGGCGCGGAAGCAGTAGCGATTTGCGCCGCGTTCTACGACAACATGCCGCTGCCGCCGATGGGCTTTGCGGGGCGCAGCAAGTGGACGATGCGCGACTACGACTCTCGCTACGGCGCTCCGGTGTTCTACACCCAAGAGACCCCGGGCGAAATCAAAGTTCTGCCGGTGCCCGACAGCAACTCGACCGGCGAGCTTGTCGTTACCGTAGCGGTTCGCCCGAAGCGGGATGCCACCAGCGCGGATCGCGACATGATGGACCGTTACGAAGACCCGATTATCAACGGCGCTCTGGCCCGCATCTACGCGATCCCGAACCAACCGTTTACGAACCCCGAGATGGCGCTGATGCGGCAACGTATGTTCCGCGAAGGCATTGTCGCAGGCAAGATTGATGCTAACAAGTCCCTGACGACGGCATCACTCCGAGTTCAACCCCGTCGCCCATAGGAGCAATCATGGCTGGCTTTTCTACTTACCTTGCAAACTCTGTCGCAGCGTACACGCTGAACGGCAGCCCCATCGTCTCGATCTCCGGGCGCTATTTCGCGCTGTTCACGGCGGACCCGACCGATGCTTTCACCACCGCCAACGAAGTGTCGGCAGCGTGGTATGCGCGTCAGTCCACGGGTGCTTTCTCGGCCCCGTCCAGCGGCGTGACGTACAACCTCAACACCGTGCAGTTCCCGGCAGTGACCGGCGCTCCGGTGACGATTACGCACATCGGCATCGTGGACGCGGTGACGGGCGGCAACCTGCTGTATTCGCAGGCGCTGACCACCCCCAAGACGCTCAACATCAACGACGTGTTCGTCATCTCCAACGGTGTCGGCACGGGTGATTGCACCATCACGTTCCTGTGAACTCTGCTGCCCTCAACAGCTTTGCGATCAACGGGGCACCCGTCGATGCGGTCGTCCGCTCGGCGGTCCTCGCCAATGTTGTTGCCCAGATCACAGCGCACCCGCGCGTCTGGGCTCGGGGGCTGCTTGATCAGGCGTTTGAGGTTGCAGCCTCGACGTCTTTTGCCGGTAAGGTATTCCGGCGCTCACTGGTCAGTGTTGCCAACGAAGCGTCGCTGTTCTTCGGCATCAAGAACTACACGACTCAGCCGACGGCGTACACCGTTCGTGCTGACATCGTGGCAGGTGGCGAAGCGGTAGAGCGAGAGTTAATTAGCAACCCCCTGACATGGGCGAACTCGCTGCTTGTGACGGTGTCGGGCAGTGTCGTGGCGAGATCACCCGTCAGCGCCGCACCTCAAGCAAGCATAGTTGCCAACGACTCGACGCGCATTGCGGTGTACGCGCCAGTTGCATTTGGAGCGCAGGCGGCTGTCGCGGTGGGCGGGTATTCCTTTGCGAACGTGCGCGACACGACTAATTTGGTTGTGCGGGCGCTGGTCAACGTCGATCCTGACATCGCACGCCAGATTCCGTACGACGAAGATACGGTTGACGAACGTACAATCATCGTTGGGCGAGAGGATCGCCTCCTCTATGTGAGCTGACCATGGCAATTCTTGGAACATTCACGCAGCAGCCCAACGAAGTCTTGGACTACGACATCGACTTTTCGCAGTGGCTGCCCGAGGCGGACATTGTCGATTCCGTGGTGCTAACCGTTGCGCCCAGCATGCCTACACCGCCTTCGTACGCCATTGCTCCGAACTCGGAGCGCGTCAAGGTGTGGGTGTACGCCGGAGGCACCAACGGCCAGACCTACAAATTTACTGTGCGGGCAACGACTAACGACTTGCGGGTCAAGGAAGCCGAGTTCCGCGTTCGCATTAAGGAAGTGTGATGGCAAACAAGCAACTTTTTGTCAACAACTTCGAGTCCACGTTCATTGCGAACGTCAAGAGCGCCGCCGAAACCGGCACGCCTGCCACGGAGCTCGACTACGGCATTCTGCGCCTGAACACGGGTGCGGCAGCGTACCTGACCAACCCGACTGCTGGCGACTACTACCTGCTGACGGCGTACAAGCGGTCGGGCTCGGTGGAGTCCAACGTCGAGATTCTGAAGGTCACGGCGATTGACAACTCGATCATCAACGAGTGCCGCATTACCGTGCTGCGGGCGCAGGAAGGCACGTCCGCGCAAGCGTACGTCCCGGGCGACTACATCAGTCTGCGTTTCACCAAGGGCGGGGCGGATAACTTCGTGCAGCAAGCCGACATCGGCGCGGCAGTGCAGGCGTACGACGGCGACCTCGCGGCCATTGCGGCGCTCTCGACCAACGGCATTCCGAAGAGAACGGCAGCCAATACGTGGGCGATTGCGACGGCGGGCACCGACTACCTGTCCCCCGCTGACATCGGCACTGCCGTGCAGGCGTACGACGGCGATCTGGCCTCTATCGCAGGTATCGCCGCTACCGACGGCATTCTGAAGAAGACGGCGGCTAACACGTGGTCGATGGCGACTGCGGGTACCGACTATATTGCACCCCCGACCGGCACGGCGCTGCTGAAGGCCAACAACGGCGGCGCACTGGCGAACGCCGTGGCCGGCACTGACTATGTCGTGCCTTCGGCGCTGACGAGCTACGCCCCGCTGGCTTCCCCGGCGTTGAGCGGCACCCCCACTGCACCTACGGCAGCGGCGGACACGAACACCACTCAAGTTGCTACCACCGCCTATGTTGTCGGTCAGGCCAGCAGCGCAAGCCCCGCCATGAACGGCTCGGCAACGGTAGGCACCTCGCTGCGTTATGCGCGGGCCGACCACGTCCACCCAACCGACACCAGCCGCGCACCGCTGGCCTCCCCGACGTTCACCGGCACCCCCGCAGCGCCGACCGCAGCGACTAACACCAACACGACGCAGCTCGCCACGACAGCGTTTGTGCTCGGGCAGGGTAACAGCACTGCGGGCACCATTGCCATGAACGGCACGCAGGCGGCGGGCTCGTCCAACCTGTACGCCCGGGCCGACCACGTCCACCCGACAGACACGAGCCGCGCTCCGCTGGCCTCGCCGACCTTCACCGGCACCCCGGCGGCACCGACGGCAGCGGTAGACACCAACACCACGCAGCTCGCCACGACCGCTTATGTGGTGGGGCAGGGCTACCTGAAGTCTGCGACCGCATCGAGCACCTACGCCCCGCTGGCATCTCCGGCCCTGACCGGCACCCCGACTGCGCCGACGGCGGCGGTGGACACCAACACCACGCAGGTCGCAACGACGGCGTATGTCGTGGGACAGGGCTACCTCAAGTCGGCCACGGCAGCCAGCACCTACCTTGCGCTGACCGGCGGCACGCTGACCGGCAGCCTGACCTTCAGCGGGGCAAGCCGCCGCATCATCGGCGACTTCAACAACGCCACGCAGACCAACCGCACGCTCTTTCAGGGCAGCGTAACTAACGGGAACACGCAAGTTGGCGCCATCCCGAACGGCACCTCTACGCAGGCTGCCTACGTCGTACATAACAACTCCGACCCGACCAACACATCGACGGCTGCGCTGAGCATCAACTCAACCGAGGCGACGATCAGTTCCGCCATCAACGGATCGGGAACCTACCTTCCGCTGATTGCCCAGACCGGCGGCGCAAACAGGTTGACGTTCGGTGCTTTGGGCGGCGCTGATCTTGCCACTGGCCTGCGCGAAGCCCGCGTGGCAATGGGCGCAAACGACATCGACGTGCGCTCCGGCAACTACTTCACCAAGACCATCAGCGGCGCTACGACCCTGACTGTCAGCAACGTCCCGGCAGCGGGCACGGCAGCGAGCTTCATCCTCGACCTGACCAACGGTGGCAGCGCCGCGATCACTTGGTTCTCTGGCGTGAAGTGGGCGGGCGGTACTGCGCCGACGCTGACTTCGGCTGGCCGTGACGTGCTGGGCTTCTTCACGCACGACGGCGGCACGACGTGGACGGGTCTCCTGCTGGGCAAGGACGTTAAGTAATGTCGGCTAAGAACATCGTGATGGCTGCGGCGGGTAACTCCGCCGCCATCCAGTACGTCGGCGGCTACGCGGCTGGCTTTGCTGGCAGCACCACGGGTCAGTCTGTCTCTCTGACCTCGCTTACCGGCGGGATCGCCTCGGCCCCGGCGGCAGACGATCTGGTGATCGTGTACTACGGCGTGTCCACGCTTAGTGCGGATATTGCGATTGGCGTTGACACCGCCGGGTACACCGAGGTCGCTGAACTGTTCCAAACCGACCTAAGCGCCGCGAACCTGTCGGTCAGCTACAAGGTCATGGGCAGCACGCCAGACACCACCGTCACGGTGTCGTCGTCTAACCAAATTACCTACCACCGCGCAGTCGCAATCCAAGTGTGGCGCGGCGTGGACAAAATTCTGCCGCTGGATGTGGCCCGCACGACGGCCACTGGTGCCAACTCAATTCTGTGCAACCCACCGTCAATCACGCCATCGACGGCGGGGTCTGTCATTGTTGCAGGAGGTGTTGGCGCGGCAGGATCAACGAACAACATTGTGTTCTCAAGCTCAGACCTGTCCAGCTTCTTAACTGCCGGGTCTGCTATAGGCAGCGCCTACAACGCAAACATCGGCCTTGGCTACAAGACGTGGACGAGCGGCGCGTTTGACCCTGCTGCGTTCACCATCAACACATCGGACAACACAGGTTGGTCGTGGGCCGCCGTTACCTTGGCGCTGCGCCCGAACCAGAACCAACCCGGCCCGCTGCTGATCTCGCAAGCCAGCACGCAGAACACTTCCAGCGGCACAACGCTGGTCATCAACAAGCCGACCGGCACCCGCGAAGGCGACCTGATGGTTGCCATCATGGGTTACGGCGCCAACAGCCAAGGAACTTGGACGGGCGCCACCGGCTGGACGGAGGTAGCCGACCTCAACGAAGGCAGCGGGCACCGGGTTGCCTACAAAGTTGCGGGGGCATCAGAGGGCGCAAGTTACACGTTCACCTGCACCAACAGCGACCTTCTTGGCGGCACCATCCTGACGTACCGTAACGCGGCATACGACACCATCGGGTCGTTCAGCGCCCTTGCTACTGGTGGTTCGGCCATTACGGTGCCAGCGGTCACACCGACCGCCAACTACTCTGAGATCGTGCTGTCGCTGATGGATCAGGGGGCGTCAGCTACTTGGCCCGATCAGACAGGGTTTTCGCAACTGGCCGTAAACGCTGATGCAAACGCCCCGTCGTGGCGCATCTTTGGCAAGAACGCGCTATCGGATGCCAACGTCAGTTCTGGGGCGGTTGCGACCGATTCAAGCGCCACCTTGGGCGAAACGTCTGGCATTCAGTTGTCGATCAAGCCCGCTGCTTCGTACACCAAGTACGCGCAATACATTGCCAGCACAAGCGCCACGGGAAATGCGGCCGCTAGTCTTGCAGTAAATACCCCTGCGTGCGTACCCGGAAACCTTCTGTTGTTTGTCGTGACCGTCGGAATTTCTACCGCCACCAGCCTCACGGTATCCACTCCCAGCGGCTGGACGCTGCTTGCGGGAAACAGCACAGACACGACCGCGTATCAGCCGGGAATGTATGTGTTCTATCGCGTGGTGGATGGTAGCGAGGCTGCGTCTTACACGGCCACACCAAGCAGCACAGCGGCCATGTGCGGTTCGATTGTTTCGCTTGCCGGGGTTGACGTTTCAACTCTGACCGCAGGCACTACGGGCACGGGCTCGGCCACGACCAGCATCACGGCAACCGGGGTGACGGCTACAGCAAACGGCATCTTGCTGTACTTGGGCTGTCAGGCAAACAGCAACCAAGGCCCGGTGACGTTCACGCCGCCTTCCGGCATGACTGAGGCGGTGGATGTGGCGCAAGACGGCGCAAGCATCGACTCAACGCTCGAAATTGCCTACCAAGAAGGCTTGACCGCAGGTGCGACCGGCAACAAGACAGCAACTGCCAGCGCCAACGCCGGTACTAACCGCTACCGCGCCATCCTCGTCACCGTCGGCGCACTGTAAGGAAGAACCATGTACGCAAAAGTCAACGGCCAACAACTCGTTCAGTACCCGTATAACCTGAATCTGCTGAAGGCGGAATACCCGGACACCAGCTTCCCGGCCAGCATGACGGATGATCAGTTGACTGAGTTCGACATCGTCCGCGTCGTGGTTACCAGTCAGCCCTCTCACGATCCGCTGACTCAGTCGGTCGATCAGGCGCAGCCTGCGTTTGTGGCCGAGCGGGACCGCTGGGAGCAGCAGTGGACGGTGCGCGCCGCCACGGCAGAGGAGATCGCCTCCCGCAAGCAAGCTCTGCAAAACGACGTTGTGCGTCAAACCCAGCAGCGCCTCGACGACTTTGCCCGCACCCGCAATTACGACGGCATCCTGTCAGCCTGCACCTATGCCACCAGCACGGTGCCCAAGTTCCAAGCCGAAGGCCAGTATTGCGTCGAGGCCCGGGACGACACGTGGGCGACCCTATACACCTTGCTGGCCGAGGTTGAGGCCGGTACCCGACCGATTCCGTCGGGTTTTTCCGACATTGAGCCTGAACTGCCTGTACTTGCGTGGCCTGTTTGAGCATAATGTTAGCAAGTAGACGGAAAGTGTTGCAGTGGGTACCTCTCGTGTTATCAAGATCGGAGACGCTCTCAGCCAGTTGCTGAACGTGGCGTTCTGGCCGCGACATCACGAAACCACCGCAAACGAGTCTCTGTCGGGGCGGGCGTACCGCCAAAAGTGGGTCAAGACCCAGAAGTTCTTGGACTGGGTGTTCAGCCCGTGGGAACAAGAGCATTGCCGCCTCTCTCATGAGGCAGACGTGCGCCGTGCGGCGCAGTTCCTAAACGCAGAGAAAGCTAGGAAATGAGCCCGCAAGAGCATGCCGTGAGCACAGTAGACACCACCATGGCTGCCGTGGGCAGCAAAGCAACCTACGCAGGCGCGACCACGACGGTCGGGGCGTGGTTCCTCTCCTCCGAGTTTGGCGTCCTGATGGGCGTTCTGATCGGTATCGTCGGCGTATCCATCCAGTGGTACTACAAGCACAAGCTGACGATGGCCGAGATTCGCTACAAACAAGAACAGAACGAACGCGAAAAAGAGGCTCACGAGCGCCTGATGGGCCGCCGTCGGTGACATGGGCCTCAACCGGGTCAACATCGCCGCGCTCGCCCTGAGCGCATCGGCTTTGGTGGGCATCGTGACCCACGAAGGCTGGAGTGACGTGGCGTATACCCCCGTGCCCGGGGACGTGCCGACCATCGGGTTTGGCACCACCGAGGGGGTGAAGATGGGCGACTCCATCACCCCGATCAAAGCCCTTGCCCGCGCCTTGCAAGACGTGCAGAAGTTCGAGGGAGCCCTCAAGCAGTGCGTCGAGGTGCCCTTACATCAGCACGAGTACAACTCGTATGTTTCATTGAGTTACAACATCGGCAGCAGCGCCTTCTGCGGCAGCACGCTGGTGCGCAAGCTCAATGCGGGTGACTACGACGGGGCGTGCAAGGAAATCTTGCGCTGGAACAAGTTCAAGGGGCGCGAGCTGCGCGGCCTCACGATCCGCCGAGAAGCGGAATACCGAACCTGCATAGGACAGTGACCATGTGGTACCTGCTGAACCCCAAAGTCTGGATTGCAGCCGTGCTTGTGGTGGTTCTGGCAGGTACGCACTTCTCGGCCTATCGGTCCGGGCGCAGCCACGTATTGGCCGCGTGGAACAAGGAAAAGGCCGAGCTTACGGCCAAGGCGTTCGACGCCGAACGCGCAGCGCGCACCAAGGAACAGGCGCTGGTGGTTCAGCGCCAACAAGCGGAGAAACGCTATGTTGAAGAAAAGCGCAAAGCGGCTACTGCCGCCCTTGCTAGTCAGTCTGCTCTTGACAGCCTGCGCCACGCCCTCGACGAGCGTGATCGCGCCATTGCCGCCGCAGATTCCGCCACCTCCGCCCGAGCTAATGGAGGAGCCCGACTTGAGCGTGACTTACTCGGAAGTTGTGCAACGGCTCTTACAGAGCTGGGTGCAGAAGCTGACCGACTGGAAGCGAGGATCGTAGGACTCCAGTCGTACGTCAAGCAGGTATGCCTCAAGCAGCAAACCCCGTAGAGCCAGAGCACGCCGAGCGGTTCGAGCAGTTCTTGCTTCAGTGGCAGGAGAAGCTAAACCTTAAAGATTGGCGGATCAACCTGTCGCCCGTTCGTCACAAGGGCGTGATGGCCGTCGTCTACAAAATGGACTTCGAGCAGCGCCAAGCCACCATCCGGCTTGGGTTCGACTTCGGCAGCGATGCCGTCGATGACGTCTCGCTAGAGGCGACCGCGCTGCACGAGCTACTGCACATCATGTTGTGTGAATTGATGGAGCTGGCCAAAGAAGCCAGCACGCAGGGCGATCCTTTGCGCAGCGCGGAGCATCGCGTCATTAACACTCTGGAGCGCCTGTTGGTGTTGGAGAAGATAAGTCATGGTGAAACCCGTCCTCAACGAAAGTGAGTTCATAAGCCTGTGGCAGCAGCTCGGCTCGCCTCGGGAGATCGCTAAGTTGCTCAACATAACCGAACGGGCCGTGTACGACCGCCGCGCCCGACTGGAGCAGCGCGGAGTCGTCTTGGCGACAACGAGCGAGAAGGGGACCAAGTACGCGCTAGAGACGGCCCAGATGGTGGTCAATTCGCGCCGCGACGTCATCCGCTTCAACATCAGCGACGGAGTCATCCTCGTGGGCAGTGACGCGCACTACAGCCCCGGCCACGTGCCGGTGGCGCACAAGGCGCTGTGCAATTTGCTAGTCGATCTCAAGTCGGAGGTCAGGGCGGTCATACTTAACGGCGACATTCTTGACGGCGGCATGGCATCGAGACATCCCCGGATTCGCTGGAAAAAAGCCCCGACCATCCATCAAGAACTGGAGGCGGTCAAGGAGCGACTCGGCGACATCGAGAAGATTCGCCCGGGCGGCTGCAAACTCATGCGCACCTATGGCAACCACTGCGCCCGCTTTGAGACCCGGCTGTCCAACCAAGTGCCCGAGTTCGAGGGCATCCAAGGGTTCCTGCTGCGCGACCACCTGCCGCACTGGGAGGACAGCGAGCGCATCGACATCAACGACGATTGCGTGGTGATCCACGATTGGCATGCCGGGGTGCACAGCGGCTGGAACGATGTCCTCAAGGGCGGCTGCCACACGGTGACCGGCCACACTCACGAACTGTCGGCCAAGGCGCACAAGGGGTTCAAGAACACCCACTACGGCATCAAGACCGGAATGCTGGCTGACGAGTGGCAAGACGAGTTCTCCTACCGCCAGAGCAAGCCGGGGTTCAACTGGGCGTCGGGTTTCGCGGTCCTCACGTGGAAGAACGGGATGCTGCTGCACCCTGAGTTTTGTGCGGTGCGGGACGACGGCAACGCCTACTTCCGGGGCAAGCTGTACGCAACGCCATGAGCGGCTGGCTCATCATCGCCACGGGGCTGGCTTACGCTTGGGTAGCCGTCGAGCAGGCGTCCAAGGGCAACGTCAACATGACCATCGTCTACGCCGGGTACGCCTTCAGCAATATCGGCCTGTACCTCATGGCAAAGTGACTAGCTAACAAACGCCGGAGTTACATATAATCTATAAACCTCCGCCCGGGATCATCCCCATGGAAAGACGCTCATGACGATTCTCTCCACCAAAGTGTTCGGCGGCGAGATTCCACGGATTCCTGCCGACAAGTTGCCCGCCAACAATGCGCAAGAAGCGGTCAACTGCAACTTCGCGTATGGAGAGCTGCGTCCGACCAAAGGCACCTTCTTGCTGCGCAACCTTGCCAACGCGGCCAAGGCACTGTTCAGCCTTGAAGGAGTGCGTTTCGCTTCGTGGACCAACCGCACCAAAGCGTGGCGCGGCCCGGTCATTGACGACCAGTTCAGCCGCTTCTACTACACGGCAGAAAACGGCGGCTTCCGCGTAGCGCAGCACACCCTGCTTGGCACCAACGGCGGCGAACCGGCGACCAACTACGCCGTGGGCGTACCCCCGGTTGCAGCGGCCCCCACCTACGTGCTGGAGGACCGGACGACCCTGCCCGACTACCCGAATGCGTCAGTGCGCCTGTACAGCTATTACGAGCAGAACGGAGCGCGTTTCGAGGAAACGCAGATTTCCAACTTCACCACGGTAAAGGCTTTCCGCGAGTACACCTTCACCGCTGCTGCTCCAGTCAACACGACGCCGACGGGCAGCGCGTCGAACACGGTGACGATCACGTCGCTGACGTACCAGCAAAACACCGGGACGATAACGGACCCCGCGTATGTGTCCAACACGATCAGCGTAGACCCGCCAGCGGCGGCAACTCTTGAGGACTCGTCCACGGTCGTAGTGGGCGGCACTGTCTACGGCAGCGTCACCTCGATCACGCCCCAAGGAAAAGCCCCAACCACCCCGGGCGCGATTCTGGAAGGGCGCAACACGCAGGTGGGCGCGTCTACCCCGGAAACGGCTCGACTGGGCGTGCGGCTCGAAGTGGTTGACACGGTTAAGAACGCCACGCTGTTTACACTCTCGACGACCGACGGCGGCACCTCGACTCGCTCGGAAGTGGTTCCCGGCGGCGTGGATGCAACCCTGAGCAAGAACGGCACGACCGCAAACGCTTGGAGGCTTGTACTGAACTACGGCGTCTTGAGCACCCGGGCGTACGTGGTGACGATGGTCAACAACTGGAACGAGGAGTCCAAGCCATCGCCGCCCGTGGTGGTCAGCCCGACGTACCTGCAAAGCGTAAGACTCACGTTCACTCCGCCGTCGTTTACGGGCTACGTGCCTTGCACGCGCTTTCGCATGTACCGCTCGACCGGGACGGGCGACTACCTGTCGCTGACTACCACGCCCCAGTTCTTCAGCGGAACCTCGGTCACCTACACCGATGCGGCGTCTACGATCACTCAGACGGACGCCATCTTGGAGTCCACCGGCTGGGATTTGCCGCCCACCAACCTGCGCGGGCTGACGCTGTTGCCCAACGGGTTCTTCGCCGCGTTCAACGGCAACACGCTGTACTTCAGCGAGCCGTACCGCCCGTGGGCGTGGCCGTATGCGATGACGTTCCCGGTCAACCTCGTGGGCATGCGCTCCATCGAGAACTCGCTGGTCGTCACGACGCTGACCTATCCGTTCATGGTATCGGGCGTACACCCGGACGCGATGACGCAGGCTCAACTCAGCACGTCGCAAGCGGGCGTCTCGGATCACGGCATGTGCGTGGTGGGCAACACGGTCGCGTACATCTCGAACGACGGCATCGCCGTGATCGACGGCTACAACGTGGACCTGAGCCTGAGCCAGAAATTCTGGACCCGCGAAGTCTGGCGTCAGCAGTTCGGGACGGTGCTCTCCCAGTTGGAGCTGGCCTACCACGACGGCGCAGTGGTGTGCGGCGCTTCGACCGCAGGAAAGATGTGGGAGCTGCGCATCGACGCCGAAGGCGGCGGCAACCTGAGCAAACTGGACAGCACCACCCGAGCCGATGCGCTGTACGTCCTCCCGGCGTCTGACCAGCTCTACCTGATGCAAGGCACCGGCCTGTACCAGTACAAGGGCGGCAGCGACGTGACGTACACGTGGCACAGCAAAGAGTTCATCCTGCCTAAGCCGATCAACTTCGGAGCGGGGTACATCAACACAACGGGTCCGGTGACTCTGACGCTGTACGCCGACGGCGTGCAGTGGGGCTCGCCCATGACGTTTACGGCCCCGAGCTACTTCCGCGTCGCTTCGGGTAGCAAGAGCCTGCGCTGGTCGTACAAGCTATCGGGCACCGGGATCGTGAAGGAAATTTCTATCGCCGAGACCATGAGCGAGCTGCGCGATGTCTGAAGTCTCCAAGTACACCGGCAGCATTCCGCCGCTGCACACCATCAAGGACAACGACACCCGTCGGGTTCTGGAGGCCATTGTCAACGGCTGGCGCACTCGCAACGGCGAGACCAAGCCCGATTCGGACGAGCGGTTCATCACCAAGGGCGAGCTGGAGAAGCTCGTACAGGACGTCAACAGCGGGTACTTTGCACCCGGCGGCGCAGGGTACGACCTCATCACCAATCCGCCCGATGGGGTCACGACCGGCGTGCAGAAGTACGTCAACGACCTGCTAAACCAAACCACGCTGGACATCCTCAACAACCGGCTGTGGACGGTTCTGGGCCAGCGCATTCCGATCATCGACATCCCCAACCTGTTTACGCGGGTGGGCACCACCGAGACAATAGTTCGGAACGAGATTGAGGAGCGTAAGACCGCTGATACAGCCATCGTCACTCAAGTCGATGCTATCGGGGCGCGAGTCGGCACGACGGAAGCGGGTATCTTGACTGAGCAGACCGTCCGTACCAACTCCGACAACGCACTGGCTTCGGCGATCAACACCATCTGGGGTGCGGTGGGCAGCGCCTCGGCGTTGGTGCAAGGGGGCAGTGAGGTGGTGGTTAACTCCAACGCGGGTTCCGCCGTCAACTGGAACCAAGTCCAGTCTGCGATCCGCGACCCACTTACTGGAGAGGTCATCAACACGGCAGCGGTGCGGCAAGAGTCCAAGACGTTTGCGGACAAGGTCACAAGCCGCCTGAGCGCGGAATACACCGTCAAGCTGGAGACCGGTGGATGGGTGTCCGGCTTCGGTCTGATTTCTGACACCAACCTGAACTCGGGCGCGACGTCCTCCGCGTTCATCATCCGCGCTGACAAGTTTGCCATTGGTTCGCCGAGCTTTGGCGGCGCGAGTACGGCAAAAGTCCCATTCAAGGTCTACACCACACCCACAGTGGCCCCCGATGGCAAGACGACGATCCCGGTCGGCGTGTACATGGACACCGCCTTCATCGGCGACGGCACTATCGGCACGGCAAAAATCGGTCAAGCGCAGATAGACACGCTACGACTGGCGGGCGAGTCCGTCACGATCACCCGCTCGCTAGGGGCGGGTTCTGACGCGGCACCCTACTACTGGACGCAAGAAGAAACCATCATTTCGTACCAAGACGTCACCGTCCCGAACTTGGGCACCTTCGTGGAAGGCGGGGTTACCAAGTACTACAAACAGAAGTTCGCGGTCACCGGGCTTCAGAACATCTACCCGGTTCCGGGGTATTCCTCGTCCCCCGCCGTGTCTTGGATTTTGCGCGTCTCGTGCATCAACAACAACGAGTTCTACAGTAACTGGAACGCAGGCCAAACCTACAACATAAACGACGTCGTTCAACACAACGTCAAGTACAAAATTAGCGCGAGTGGCACCGCCACGACGAGCTTCCGAAAGATATTTCGGTCCAAAGTCAACGGCAATACGTTCCCGCCCACCGATCCCGTGTACTGGACCGACACTACAGCCTTGGCCGAAGCCGGTGTCAGTGTCGGGGGCGGCGGCACATTTACGGGAACGATTGGCTATATCGAGCTGGAGCCGGGGTCGTATCGGTTCGCGTTCGGCGTGTTTTTTGACGTCATAACTGGGGGGTCTACCCGAAACGGGTTAAACACGACTCTTAACGCCCTTTTGCAAGCGGCAAAGCGATGAAACTCGTCAACGCAATCAGAGTAGACCAAGACGGCTACGTCGAGGAATTTCGCCAGTTCGAGGAGCAAGCCCCCGAGGACTGGATTGACATCGGCGACCAGCCGCTGATCTTCAACTCGTACCGAAAGAAGTACGTCGATGGCGTCGTCATCGACGCCGAGTCGATCATCAAGGTCACCTACGAAACCCGCCGCCAGAACGAGTACCCGGCCATTGGCGACCAGCTCGACGCGCTGTGGAAGGAATTCGGCCCGGGGGCCAAGACCCCGGAAGCCAAGGCTATGTACCAAGCGGTGCAAGAAGTCAAGAACAAGTACCCAAAAGAGCCTAACAACAAGTAGAATCTGTGGTATGACTCGTGGTCAGATGTTCGCAACTGTTTGCCGGGGCAACCGCAGCGCCGAGGATTTCCTCGCGCTGATCTGTGACATTGCCCACACGTGGGACGACCTGATCGACAAAGACGTGACGGTTGACGACCCCACAATCAACGACGTGTTCTACTCGGCGATGGTCATGCTGCCGCGCAACGAGTTCTACCGGGCCAACTTCGATCTGCTGCACCCGCTGGTCATCTCCGCCATCGACAACTGGAAAGTTGCGAACATCCTCGAAGCGACGGATGACGCGGGCGACAAACGGATTGCTTTCATCTCGCGCAGCAGCTACGTCAACGTGGCGTTGCAGGTTGCCCACCTGATTGGCGGGCCGGTCTGGGCGGCGGAGATTGGTCCTGAGTTGCGCAGGTTTGTCCACGGCGAAGGCTGGGACGCCTACCTAGCGAGTCTCGAAGCTGAAAAGGCTGCCCGGGCGCAGCGTTCTCAAGGAGATTGATATGTGTGGTGGCGGCGGCGGTCAACGCGGTCTTGAGCAAGAGGAAAAAGACCTACTGGCGATGCAGACCCGGGTTGCCGAGCAAGGCATTCAGGGACGCACAGAAGCCATGGGGGGCTTCCGAGGCTTCGTCGAGCGAGGCCAAGGCATGGGCTCCATCCTCAACCAGAATCTGGAAGCGGATCGGTTCGCCGAGGACGCAACAGCCAGTTTTGCCAATGCCCAGCGCATGCGCGACGCGCAGATGGCGTCGATGGGTGTGAACCCCGCCGACCCGCGCTACCAGCGGGGCCGAGACATCTCGGGCACTGGCATGGCTGCCCAGACGGCTGCCGGGATGAACCAAGCCCGCGCCGGGGCTCGTGCAGAAGGTCTGAAACTCGAAGGCGCTGGCTACGCCGGTCTCGCCGGTTTTGATCCCGCTCAGTCTCTCAGCAGCATGGGCCAGACCCTTGCCAGCGCCAACAACCGCGCAGCGCAGGCCGATGCGGCACGGGGTCAGGCTTACGGTCAACTGGGCAGCGCCGCGATGTACGGCCTTGCCAACGCCGACAAGCTGGAAAAGGGCTGGAACACGGTCGCGGGCTGGTTCAATGCTGCCGACGGCGGCATGGTCCCCTCGTATGCCGAAGGCGGGGAAGTCCGTGGCATCCAGCGTTATGCGCAAGGCGGCAACGTGTACGACCAAGCCATGGCCGATGTGAACAAAGCCGGTCAAGGTGTCTCGGCTCGTCAGGCCGCCCCCAACCCGCAGCCGCAAGTGAGCCCGACAACGGCAACCAAGCTCGCCAAGACGATGGTGGACAAGGCCGCTGGCAGTGCTCTGGGCTACGGGGCCGCCACCCCCGGCGTGTCGATGGGTAGCCAGCAGGCGGCCATGCTCGCCGACCAGACAGGCGTTTTCGGAGCTCAGGGTCTTAAGCTGACCGCCGATGCTGCGGCCACTGCTACGGGTCTCGGCGAAGCCGGTGCGGCTACTGCCGCCGGTCTTGAGGCTGCCGGTGCGGCTGGTGCCGCTGGTGCTGCGGGTGCCGGTGCGGGTGCTGCGGGTGCTGCCGGTACGGGTCTCGCCACGGGTGCTGCGGGTGCTTCTGCTGCTCTGGGCGCGGCTGCCACGGCGCTGCCGTTCCTCCTGCCGCTGGCGGCTCTCGCGGCCCTGAAGGATGGCGGTCCGGTCGGCATCGGTCGCAAAGCGATGGGCGGCAAAGCGGTGAACCCCAAAGGCGGCAAAGTCTCCGGCCCCGGCGGCCCGAAGGACGACATGGTGCCTGCCTACCTCTCGCCCGGTGAGTTCGTCCTGCCGGTGGGCGCAGTGAAGAAGTACGGACTGGATCGCTTGGAGAAGATGCGCCAAGAGGGTCTGGAATTTGAGAAACAACGCGGCATCGCGTAAGGAGAAAGCATGGTTACCGTCAAGGAACTGATCGCCAAGTACAACGCCGAGGAAGTCGGCGGGCGACTGATTGCCGTCGTTAACGGCAAGAAGGAATACATCGCCACCATGGAGAACGGCGGTTTCATCCTGACGCCCATCGGCCTGCGGCTGGAGCAGGAAAGCGAGAACGTGGTGAAGGAAGTCGTGGTTCCGCAACCCGCCGCCCCCGCCGAGAAACCCAAGCGTCGCGCCAAGAAAGAAGCCGACGCGGACACCGACGACCTGTTCGCAGGCATCGACGATTGATCGCTCCCCCGCAAGGGGGTTTTGCTTTAGGGGTTCGAGATGAGCATTGTCAACTTCGGGAACTTCGCTGGCGGCCTGATGCGCGGCCACATGGCAGCCCAAGACGAGCGTCGCAAGGAAGAGGATCAGGAGTTCCAGAAGGAGCAGCGCAAGCAGTGGCGCGAGGAGCAGGAACGCCAGAAGCGCATCCGTGAAGGCATCGCGGGCGTCAAGCGGCCCGGAGCTGAGACCGCCCGCACGCAGTTCATGGCCCCCGGCATCGACGGCGACGAGGCTATCCCCGGCGCGTTTAACGTGACGCAGCAAACGGACGCCGATTACTACCGCCAGTTGGGCGACGTGTACGCCCGCGAAGGTATGGTGGAGCAGGCTGAAGGCATGCGCGACCGGCTGTTCAATCTGGGGCAGCGCCAGTACCAGACGGGGCAGCAGAACCGCACTCTGACCCAGCAGCAGGCAGCCGATGCCGCGTTGGCCCGCCGCGCGACGATGATCAAGGAACTTCAGACGGACATGCCGGGGTTCCTCACCCGGTACGCACCGATGTTCAACGCCGACCAGATCGGCGGAGACAAGTTCAAAGGTTCACAGGTGGCGTTTGCCTCGACCCCCAACGGTCAGACGGGCTACATCATATCCCCCGATGGCAAGACCACGTCGCAGTTCCCGGTGACGCAGCAGTCCCTCATGGAGATCATCAACGGCCTGACCGACGCCGAGCTCAGTGCAGCTTCGCCCGAGCAGTATTCGGCTGCCGTTGCCCGTGGCATTCAGCGCGAGCAGGCGGCAACTGGACGAATCACGGCCAACGCGGCGCAACGCAATGCCGAGACCATGGAGCGGTATCGCAGCGACGTCGTCAGCAAGCCGACGTTCATGCAAGACGGTTCGGGCCGCGTTCTCGCGATGTCGTCGGACGGCACCCGCGTACTGGGAACCTACGGCAACCCGCGCCCCGACTCCGCCTCGGCGGCGCTCAACCGCCCCAACGTCCGCACCGCTACGATCAACGTGCCGGACCCGACCACGGGCAAAGTCAGCAAGGTGCCGATCAACGTCGTCACTCAGCTTGGCGCGAACAACGTGCCGAAGGTCGCGGCCTACACCATGGACGGCAAGCCGATCACCGACAACAAACTGTTGAGCCAACTGGCGGCGGGTGACTCTGCTCTGCCCGACAATCCCGTCAAGGCTCGCTACGAGGCGATCCGCCAGTCGGTGCTGGGGAACAAGAACCTTGACGCCATGGAGATCAACAAGCAGTTGGCGCAGATCGACCAGATGGAGAACTTCGACATCATTCGCATGCAGGTACCGAACCTCAAGCCCGAGGAGCGAGTGCCCGAGCTGCGCAAGATCGTTGGCATGTTCCCGCCGGAGAAGCTGCGCGAACTCGGCTTTACCGCCGTGGAGATTACCCAAGCCATGAAGCCTGCTGCGCTTGCGCAGCCCAAGGCCAACGCCGGTTTCGGCGGCTCGGCGACCAATTCGGCGGCTCCGGCCAACCCCACGACGAACATGCTGCGCGATCAGGTTCGCGGGCTCACTCGCCCGCCGCAAGAGCCGGTTGACGTGCGTAGCCTCCAGCCGACCCCTGTTCCTTACGGTGTACGCCCCTTCTAAGGAAGCCCGATGCCGCTCGACCTGTCGCAACTGAGGGCAACCCCGTTTAGCGCGGGGGTAGACCAGAAGCCAAAACGCAACCCGATCAGTGCCGGTCTGTCTGCCGGTGTCGATTCGTTGCAGGGGCTCGGCTACAGCGCACTGGCTGCGGGTGCGGACGCTCTCGGTTTCGGCGGGGCTACGGACTGGGCGCTTGAGCAGGCGGCGCAAAACGA